ACTTATCTAGCAACAGCATTAAAAAAATACTTAGAAACACACGGTGATCTGTTTAAGATCAATCCAGGCAGATTAATGAATAACGAGGGCATTCCCTCAAATTCAGATTTTCGTGTTCGAGTAGATTGGTTCAATGCTGATGAAATTAGAAAGCGTTATAATGATTGGGATTTTAGTAAAGAAGGCCGAATTCGTCAAAGTTTACGAATGGCAGACTTTGCATTAAATTCATCAGGTGATTATGTCATTTGTGATTTTGTTGCACCTTTGGTAGAAATGCGTAATAACTTCAAAGCAGACTGGACTATTTGGGTAGACACTATTGAGTCTGGGCGGTTTGATGATACTAATAAAGCATTTATCCCTCCCTCTATTTACGACTTCCGAGTCACTGAGCAAAATGCAGAAAAATGGGCCGAGTTTATTGGTTCACATATTTTAGAAAACCGCCACCGCCCTAAATTTGATTGGCAGAAAGAAACTGTACAGATGCTGGGACGTTGGCAACCTTGGCACGCCGGACATCGTGCATTATTTGAAAGATTGATTGCAAAGACTGGCCAAGTTGTCATTCAAGTACGCGATGTACAGGGATGGCAGGGTTCTAATCCATTTGCCATTGATCAAGTTAGGGGCTTTATTAAACGTGATTTAGATCCGTTGTTTCAAGGTCAATACGAAATACAAGTTGTACCTAATATTGTACACATTGGCTGGGGTCGTGGTGTAGGATATACTCACGGGGAAGAAACATTTGATGAAAGCATTACCGATATTTCTGCTACTAAGATTAGAAAGAGTTTAGGTCTTGAGTGACACAAACATTCGAAGTATAGTTAAAACCGTTACTTGGCGAATAACCGGTAGCGGTTCAACTTTTTTAATTGTATACTTAACTACCGGACAATTATTCTTAAGTTCTGGAATTGCAATAACTCAGCTATTTGCTAATAGTATTTTATATTGGTTCCACGAGAGAATATGGAACAGAATTAAATGGGGTAGATTAGATTAATTCTAACAACAATTCCAACTTAGCTCTAACTGCCTTATTGTTGAAGCTGTTCTTAACACCTTGATGCAATGGTTTAGGCCATAGATCAAAACTACACCAAGCATAACCGCTATGCTCTTCATTTAGTGTAGGAATAAATTCCTTATCTACTATCAATACATAGGTGTTGTATTGGAAATTTTGATCATTGCTGGTAAACAATTCTAAAGGAATTACTTTCTTGATAGGTGGAGTCTTCCCGACTTCTTCAGAAATTTCTCTATCAAGTGCTTCGTAAGCAGTAGTGTCTGTAGGCTCTTTCTTACCACCAACTAGACCCCAGGTGTTGGCAGTTTTGCCTTGGGTGCGTAGTAAGAATAAAAATCGTTTAGTATCTCGGGCTAAAAATATCCCACCACTGCACACAATTTGATTTAATTTATTGTCCATTAATTAATTATAGCACAAGCGACCAGGACTCTTTTGAGTATATTCCTTCAAAACTCTTACTCCACTCACCGTTTTGCCACTTGTATTGTATACCTGTATATAAGTTAGTTATATAAGTTATATCTTGTGGTGCAGTAGAATCGAATATAATTTCCCAATTTGTACCAGTCCATTGAATAATATCGTTAGCATTAGCACTAAATCCAGACGCATCGCTATTAAACCAAGCAGCAGGGCCAACGTTTGTAACTGAATTAATTGGTTCTAAGATAAGATATTTTACCCCTGTAACTGGATTAACTGGTTTAAATGTTTCAGGATTGATAATGGCATTGATTGATATTGTACTGTGCGGTATAGTATCCACGTCAAAATGCAGTATCATCTTTGAATCATCAACTGGATCTAAATTAATATACGCCACAATTTGATTACCAGTTGGTGTAGTTAATCTTAATTGACTTAGATTTGCTCTAAATTGTCCTGGATATAAATCTAATAATTTATGCCAAGATATGCCATTAGTCTTAACTGCGGTTAGATTTTCTGCAATACTGGCATCATTTACCATTAGGCCTGCGGTATTGTTTAATACTAACAATTCAAAATTACCAGGAGTGACTACTGTTTTAAACAAGGGATCTCCTAAGGATGGATATACGGCAAGGTTATCGTTGTAGTCTAAATTAATAGTGCCTGGCGAATCAATGAATGCATTGGCAATAATTTTAGTAATGATTCCTAATCGTTTAACTTTTGCAGGAGGAGTAATCCAAATAGGAGTTTCAAACGTCATATTCAAAATATCTATATTCTGTTCAACGCCTTGCGGAATTTGTCTACTGGTCCATACATTACTTTTTAGTTGCAATACAGTCAAACTGGTCCAATCTAAATAATTATTGCTAGTTTGTAATTCCAAACTAGGATTAAACAAATAAGCAATTTGTTCAAATATTTGTAATTTTTGATCTGTGTTAGTGGTCCATATGTCGGCAGCAAATGTCAGTTTGTACGGACTTGGCATAATACGCTCAACCATAAAACCTTGACCTTGAGTTGTTATATACTCGCCTGTTGTATCATCAATAGCACGTTCACGAACTTGCACCTTACTTACAAAGGTTGGATCTTGTAATCTAGTTTGATCATACTCCAGCCCTTTTATATAGCAAGCAATAAATGGAGCACTGGGTATAGTATTTTCTGTATTCTTTTTCAAAACACTGGCAGACTGGCGACTAGGATCGCCATACATAACTGGGATCTGAACAAGTTTGCCCGTAGCATCTTTATAAGCAAAGTTGCTCATTACTCTTATAAATTGTGTCAAATATCTGCGTACTTGACCGTCATAAAAATGATCGATGATATGCCCCTTTAATTATCTGCTACTGGCTTTAATGCCTTGCTTAATGCTTGGCGTTCTGGTACAATGCTTCCGTGTACTGTAGTGGTATTATTGTTATTAATAAATCCAGTCTTTTCGGTCAAACGTACATCTTGGCCAGCAAACACGCCGCTGGCAACATCTTCATAGCCAAACTCGTTCAATGTCATTTGAACTTTGGTAGAATACAAGGACCAAACTTTGCCATTATATCTGTATAAATTGTTAGGAATATAATCAGTTCTTAAACAAAATGCCCCGTTTGCAGGACTGTGTGGAAATTCTAATCCTTGTGTAAATGGTGCACCGTTTGGTGGAATTCCATTACCTGTGTTATATCCTAGATATAACGTTCCTTTGGGACTACGTAAAACTGCGCTGGCATCTAATATTGACTGGTCGATGCTGGCATCACTCCAAATATCACTAGTATCAGCAACGTCGATCAAGCCATTATCACGAGTTGGTATAACATAAAAACTTCTAGTATTATACCCGCTAACAGGCGCATCTGCCATGGCCTGTTCAATAATCTGATCATTGATTTCAATACTCTTATTGTATGTAGATAGCAAATCACGTAGGCTACTGCCATCGCCATTACCGCTGTCTTGATCCAATATTTGTTTAAATTCTTGACTGTCAACTAATGGTACGCATTTGGCTTTTAATAAATGCGGATACCAAGTTTGACTAAAACCTGCTGTAGGACGACTTACATCTTGGACAACGTAAAAACGTTTCAACGCTACATAGTTGTCATCCATTGCATATTCGTCTTTTAAATGAGGCAATTCTATGACGTCACCGGCCATAATTTTACGACTTAATGCATCAACACTGGTACTAAGATGAAAGTGCATCATTATAGTATCATTCTGTAGGAACAGGCCAAATTGACTTAGATTAAAATCTAAATCTTGCATTGTATAAATGCCACGGAGTACATATACATCCGGATCATAATTGCGATCCCTAGTTTCCATAAACAATACATCTTGAATGCCTAATTCTTTAATGGGATTGGCATTTGTGGGGGTAGTGGGTGTAGCAGTGCCAGTTGCAGGATCAACTGGGCCTAGGTATTTGTGGATATATACATCCACGCCACCCACTTGAAAGCGTTCGTTAACTACACGATCGATGAATTTAAAATCTTTGCCTTTTTCGGGGCGGTATAAACTGAGCCTGGTCATACGTATATTTAGCCCACTGTGGTTGTAGTAATTGGCTAAATATTTGTATGGAAGAAACTATACAAGCCCGTGAACAAATCGTAGAATACATCAATGCTTTCCTAGGCGGAAGTATGGTTGATGTGGAACTAGATCCCCGAGATTATACTATTGCTATTGATAAAGCATTGTCTAAATACCGTCAACGTAGCAGTAATGCTGTAGAGGAAAGTATGGGCTTTTTAACATTAACGACAGATGTTAATGAATATCAACTGCCCAAAGAAGTAATGAGCGTACGACAGTTGTTTAGACGTAGCATTGGAAGTAGAAGTGGCGGAGGAGATGGTGGCAGTTTATTTGAACCGTTCAATTTAGCATATTCTAATACTTATTTGTTAGCAAGTACTAATATGGGCGGCTTGGCCACATACTATTCATTTGCATCATATCAAAAGCAAGTGGGTAAAATGTTTGGTAGTGACATTAATTTTACTTTTAATCCCACTACCAAAATGTTAACAATACAACAACGTGCACAGACTAGTGAAGAATTACTAGTTTGGATGTACAATTATCGCCCAGATTTTAATTTGCTGCAAGATGTATATGCTGGCCAGTGGTTAAAAGACTATTCACTAGCCAATGCCAAAATGATGCTAGGCCAGGCACGTGAAAAATTTCCTACTATTTCTAGTCCACAAGGCGGATCAGGGTTAAATGGTGCCACACTTAAGGCAGAAGCCAAAGCAGAAATGGATCAACTTGAGTTAGATCTAATCAACTACAAAGAAGGCAGTCAACCACTTACTTGGGTAACTGGCTAAAATAATCATTGACCTTGTAATAAAACTGTTATAAACTTATGTATCACTGGAGATACTTATGATTATTGGTTTCGTCGGATTAATAGGCGCTGGTAAAGATACAGCCGCAGACTACCTTGTTAACTATCACGGATTTAGACGAGACAGTTTTGCCAACACACTTAAAGATGCAGTGGCTTGTGTGTTTGGGTGGGACAGAACACTGTTAGAAGGTCGAACAAAAGAAGCCCGTGAATGGCGCGAACAAGTAGATCCTTGGTGGGCAGAGCGTTTAAATAAACCCAACCTTACTCCTCGTTGGATTTTACAATACTGGGGCACAGAGGTATGCAGACACGGATTCCACGACGATATTTGGATCGCTAGTCTAGAAAACAAAATGCGTAAGACTGGGGATAATATTGTGATCAGTGATGTGCGTTTTCCTAACGAAATCAAAGCAATACATAATGCAGGTGGACAAGTTATTCGTGTAAAGCGTGGTCCAGATCCTGAATGGTATGACGCTGCTATTTCTTTCAATCACGGCCCTGATGGCAACTCTACTTGGTCTCTAAGTAAAATGAAATTGGAAACTATGAAGATACACGCAAGTGAGTACTCCTGGGTTGGCAGCAAATTTGACAGTGTGGTTTCAAATGACACCACCATTGATGCTCTGTTTGAACAGTTGGGCCTGCTTGTCACAAATCCGGAATTAAATCTCCCTGTCGCCACTTGATGCCCTCTTTATGTAGTATGCGTTGACAGTTGGCGCATACAGTTTTTAGATTAGTGTATCTATTGTTAGTTAAATTACCGTCGATATAAAACACATTAAACTGTTCACTATGCGGAGAAGTATAATTACACTTTTCGCAAAGTAATTTTTTTCTGTATCCGGCCAGCGCCCACAATGGACGAGACTGTTTTCTCCCTTTGGCACAGTGGTCACACATAGACCTGTAGAAAGTTTTACCATCTTTATGATAGTTGATTGCCACTGGCTTATCACTGCATTTCTTACATAACTTTCTCATATCCGCCCTTTATAGCGCCTTTTCCACAAGATATTTACCATAGTTTTTTTAAGTTTGGTGCTAAATAAAACAAAGTAATCCATTAAGGAGTTTTGTAAGATGGCACAATCATTATCATCCCCGGGCGTAAACGTATCCGTTATAGATCAAAGTTTCTATACACCAGCTGCGCCAGGAACCGTTCCGTTAATTTTCGTAGCAACTGCCGAAAATAAGTCCAATGCCAGTGCAACTGGTATTGCTCAAGGAACCACTAAAGCCAATGCAGGCACAGTTTGGGTCATCACAAGTCAACGTGATCTAACTGACACTTTTGGCACACCGTATTTCCAAACAGACAGTAGTAATAATCCAGTAAACGCTAGTGAACTTAGCGAGTACGGTTTACAATCTGCATATAGTGTATTGGGTGCAAGTAGCCAAGCATATGTTGTTCGTGCAGATGTTGACTTAGGTGCATTAGCTGGATCTGCTAATCCGCCAAGTAGTACACCTGCTGACGGCAGTATTTGGATTGACACATCTGATAGCACATTTGGTGTTAACGAATGGTCTACAACAACCAATTCATTTACTGTAAAATCAGTAAACATTATTGACGATAGTACCACTGCTACTAATGCAACTGTATCCAGCCCTGACTATTTTGGAAACATAACATATACCCCAAATACAGGTTTTGGTTCTATTGGTAGTTATGCAATGGTATTAACTAGTGCAAATACTAATCAATTATGGTATAAAACTACAAGTAGCTGGACTACAGTTACAAATACATTTGATACATTAGGTAAATCTGTTTATTTGAGCCCCAACTATCAATACCCGCCATTTACAGCAAACACTGCAACTGGAAGTGTTTGGGTCAAAAC